ATATGATTCATCTAATTCTTCATATTCTTCAGACTCGTCTGATTCATTATCATTAACTAAATATGCTTCATAGTTAAATTCTGGTATATCAATGCTATTTTCATCAGCAAACATTTCAACTTTCATATAATGACTTAGGAACTCAACATTATCTATTTTATTTTGTTTCATTATATTTAATGGACCCTTAAGAGGTTGTAAATTAGTCCATCTGAAACAATTAGATATATTGACATCATTGGTCAAATCAAATTTAGAACATGGTATTACATGATCGACATGCCAGTATGTTCCATAATTTTCCCAAGTCATTTGTTCAGTAAAATTGTACTCCATCCATTTTTTAAGAAAATCAATATTACAACCTAAATACTCTATAGTATGTTTAGTTTTCATCCCTTTTAGTGCAATCCAAATTCTTGTCCTGCATGTTTTCTTTAATCTTAAATGTGGATTGTTTCTAAAACGTTCATTTTCTTTTTCTCTAAAATGTTCACGATTTGTCTCACGCCAATTTCTATTATTTTTCATATAAGTATCTTTATTATCTTTGTAATGTTTTTTATAGTATTTGGCTATTTTTTGTTTATTAGCCTCATAATACTCTTTATGATTTTCAGATACTTTTTCATGATTATTTTTTTTATAATTATTACAATTGGCGTTATGGCAATCCTTACATATAGGACGGTTTTTAGTACAATTTTCCAAAGTTAGTACTTTTTCACAATTAGAACATGTCTTTGTTCCGTCGAAAGCACTATACTGTTTTGAAAGTTTTTCCTTTACATAATTTTCATATTGTTTGCTTCTGCAGTTTTTACACTGATTCCTTCCTTTAACTTGATTTTCATTAGTTAACGGAATTGAACAATTGAAACATGCTTTAATAACTTTTGATTTTTCTTCTTTTTTGGCAATTTTACCAGGCTGAATATTTTTCTCATAATATTCACGGCATTTTTTAACATGACATTTCTTACAAATATTTTTGCCCTTTACTTTATTATCATCAGTTAATTTATTTTCGCATGTATTACAATTTTTTGTTTGCTCAATTTTATTACTCATTATTAACGAGTATATAAGCTTTTCTTTAACGAAATATTTTTCAATTTATTTTTAAATTTATGGGGTTTCCCGCAGTTTGAAAGTGTAGCTCCATTACGATGGAACTAGGAAGTAAAAAATCTTATCGATTCTTCCTTTTACCGACTCTGACGATGGTCGATCGGCATTATATGGTTTGCATACTGATACGCTCATTCGAAATGTATTAAGGTCATCATTATCGATGACTTGGATCATGTGGCCCATCAGAGATGGTTTGTGAAGGGTTGGTTGACGATTGAAAAGTACCATATCGCCGTCAACAGCGTGGCGCTCCACGACATCACCATAATTTAATCTAATAGCTTTCTTACGATATTTAAGGTCAATCTTTTGGATTTCGGGTTTACCGTCACGATAATTAACACGCAAAACAAAGTTTGCACCTGGGTAAACATCTCTTCCATTCTTGACTAAACCAGTAAGATATTTAATATTGTATGGGGTAACTTCTTCTGGAATAGTTATTTCCATAGCAATTTTTTTGGGGACACCAACTTGGTCAATATCAATGTATGGGTCCGATGTAATAACAGAACGCGCAGAAAAGTCAACTCTTTTCGATATAGTTTTAACCATGCACTTATGTGTTTAGGTCAGGATTAAATCCTATAAAACTATTCGGACTATACCTTAAGCCTAACTAATAGTTAGACCCATTATCATCTAGTCTCTGAACCTCACCCGTGCTTATTGCTTCATAATAGTAGCAAAAGTTTAGGGTTTTGGATGCGGATTGTCTAATACCGGTTTCCCGGATAGCAATAACATTTGTTACTTAAGCATTTAAAATATTATTTTTAAATTCTATCGCTTTTGTTAATAATTCTTCTAATTTTCCTGATTTGGATTGAAAAGATTTTACTGTTTTAACACCATCTTTTAAAATATCAACTCTATAACCTATAATAAGGTCTTTATCTTTTTTATCTTTAATATAGTTGATATTTTTTGGTAAATCGCTAGACTTATTATATTTTATAGCGTTATCTTCCTTATTATTTTTAATATTTTCTATCCATTCTTTGGCTTTCGCTAAGTTTTCTTCAAGAGTAAATTTTTGACTAGTAAAATATTTTTGAAATACTTGACAATTTTCTCTTCTTCTAGCAAAATATCCAATATGGACATCGTTTTCTAAATAAGGTTTAATATTTAGTTCACCATTATTTGATTGTGCTTTAGAAATTTTATTACGAATTTCATCGTTAACATTTACTACTGATCTACCTCCTCCTCCAAGAGCAATATTATATCCTATATTATCATCTGTTGAATTGAATGAATTAATATAATATATCTCTCTTGCATCAATATTATCTTCAGTAGTTTCTTATAAAAGTTCTATTTTAAACTTGTCCTTACCATATTTTCTTATCGCATTATATAGCCTAGGACAGTCATTAAATTTAGACTTTGTAAAAGCACAAGTTAGGTGATTATTAAGTCTACCTTCTATACCAAAATATTTATCTTTATAATATTCTTTGGTCTTTCCAATATAAATCTTGTTATTTTCAGTATTAGTTATTTTATATACCAAAAATTTCATTATTTTGAATAATTAACAAATCTTTAAATGCTTCATACGCCAATTAAGCGCATGTTTAATTATATTTTTCAATATAATCATAGTATGTTAAAACTAAACACTATTGTGAATTAGATTTTCCCGCAATTTGACAATGTTGCCTCATTATAAATGAGACTAGGTAGTTATATGAGAATATTTTAAATATTCTAGTATCTTTACACTGTTTTCCTATAATGGTTTAGATACTAACCATTGTAGCAGCTACCTGTTGTGAGCAAAATTTACCCATGAGATTGCTTCTTACGCGACCGGCTTTACCTTTAATACGATCACTGATTGATTTAGTGGTACGACCACCAGTTTTGAATTCAGTTCTTGGTAAACTGACTGATTCATTATCGAAATAGGTGGCAACATGATATTGTAACAAGTTGAAAATATCTTGATTGTAGGTTGACAATTCGTTGGATACAGTTTCTTTTTCCATTTGTTGTCTCACACGCTTATTTGATGTAATGATATCAGAAATCTTCAAAGTCAAAGAGTCTTCCATAGTTGCAGCTGACATAAAGTCAACCTTGGCTGTAGGTCTGATAATAACTGGAGGAATTGGGAATTTTTCAATAATCAAATCCTCGGGTCTTTGCATCTTGGGGTTAAAACCAAGAAGATAACAGTCATTATCTGATACATTTCTTAAAATATTATAACAGTCTCTTGGACTGAGCGATTCCTTAATTTTCTTAATAGCAGATTGATCTTCTTTTTCACCTCCTGCTCCAGTATTAACATCGCGTTCAATCATAATCTTAATTGAACCATTATCTTTGACTTCACGCTTAATTTTTGGTACTGGAACACCGCAGTTGAAACAATAATTGACATTTTTGGTAATTGACTTGAGTTCTTTGAATCTAGCTTCTGCTTTCTTATTAAGTGTCTTCTTAAATTGAACATCAGATTTTTCTATTAACAATTTAGAACACTTTAAGCAAACACATTGAAGTAAATTCTTCAAATGGTTTAGAAAACCAAAATGGAAAACTGGTTCAGCCAATTCAGTATGACCAAAATGACCTGGGCACTCCAATGAATTTTCACCACATGTTGTGCATGGAAGGTAAATATCACAAGTACCAAGTCTTAAATCAACTAAACCACCTTTTTTAGGTTCATAGTTTTCATAAGATTCGGCCAAGTCTATACCAAATGGATCTCCACTTACTGCAGAATATTGTTTAACATCTTTATTTCTAAAAACGCTAAACTCTATCTTATCGATTCTTTTAACATCTTCACTGTAAAATGTGGGATTTATAGACATTACTTATTGATATATAGTAGAAAAGCTTTATAACATAATTTATTATCAAATTTTTTTAAAGAAATATTTATATTGTTTATTTTAATCTTGAATTTTTTATTTGGTTTTTATAAAGTTAAAATCATTGGCTTATTTAATAATGTAACTTCACCCATAGTTTTATTTTTTTTGACCTCTTTTATTTGAGTGTAAATAATTTTTACTTTCTTCTGGTCTTTCAGTTTAGAATGGGATTTAACTAATTGACTAGCGACCAAAGCAATTGATTTGTCCATTTGTTCTGAATGAACTACACAATGACCTGATGGATGATCTTCAAGATGAAACCACCAATAATTATCATTTAGCACATATGCTTCATCTATTAATTCAAAGTTTTCTTTGGCATTTCTACCTAATTTGTATTTAATATCATTTTCTATTATTTCGAGCATTAATATAAATTAATAAATATAAACTGGATAATAATATTTCAATTTTATTTCATTTCTGGATTTGTTGTATTATTTGGATTTTCAGTATTTAAAGTATCATTTTGAAACTCGTCAATTAAATCTAGTCGGGCACTATTTAAGCACACGGTTTTATACGTAAAACAGTTTCACCCATTAGAATATTTCTATCTTGGGTCAACTTATAAAATAGTTTGTTTGTCTCAAATTTAGTTTTTCATTAGTTCTTTCAAGGGTTAGATTAAGTTTGAATCGAACATATATTCTAATCTACCATTAACATTTAATATATCTTTTACACCCTTGAAGATTTAAAATGCCGATTTTTTAATATATAAATAATTATATATTAAATGTCTAAAC